CAGTGCCAACAGACGGGGCTACTTTTGCAATAAAACCCATCTTAACGGCGAAGTTTGTGATAGCCGCACCAGCGGTCTTCAAGCCAAGACCGAACGTGCGCATTGTTGCCGCCAAGGATACGAACATTTGAGCCGCGCCGATTGCCAGCAAAGCACCGAAAGCAATCACCAATTCATTGGCGTGTTTAACAGCCCAGCGCAGCGCGTCAATAGCAACATTCAACGCCTTTGCGATGGCCTCAGCCCACTGTTTCGCTTCGTCGGAGCGAAAGAAGTCACGCACTTCGCGCAGAAGAGTAGTGAAGTTCTCCATAACGCCTGCGTCTGCGATGATACGAATCCAATCTTTAAACGCATTGTTCAGACGTGATTGTTCAGCAACGAGAGACTTCTGAGTCTTCTCGATGTTTGAGCCGTAAGTTTGTTCAATCAAAGCGGCAACTTTTGGTAACACATCGGCAGCCAGAACTTTACCGTCCTTCATCATGGTCATCAGTTCGGCATTGCTCACGCCCAGTGCTTTGGCAAACAGGTTTGTCGCAGCAGGTAAGCGGTCGGCCAATTGACCTTTCAACTCCTCGGCCTGAACGGTTGTTTTAGACAGCATTTGTTCAAGGGCTTTGTAAATACCAGATTGCGTTTCAGCATCCGCACCCATCAATTGACCGAAGCCTGAAAATTGTTCAAAGATGTATTTTACAGTTTTTGAGTCGAGTTTCGCTTCCTTACCAGCTACGAAGAGTTTGGCTGAGTCTTGAATAATAGTGCCCAGTTCCAAACCCATGCGCTCGGCGGTGTCGCGGAAATACTTCTCCAATTCGCCTGCGGTTGTATCCCAGTTGTCGGCCAGCACTTCAGCACGAATCTTCAGCGTAACGCCTTCCTGCCCGTCCTTGACGACTTTATCGAGAGCCAGATACAAGCCGCCCAGTGCGGCACTCAGAGCCAAGACTTTACCGCGTGCCTGTTGCAAGAATATGAGAATACCCTGCTTACCTTTCAACCAACGGTCGAATGCGTCAGCGGTTGATTTGGTAGAGTCTGACAGGTTCTTGATTTGTGAATCCAGAGCCTTCGACGCAGCAGCAGTACGCGCAGCGTTTGCCGCCAGACGTTGTTCAGCCTTCGTGAGTTTATCGACGTTAACGCCAGCTTCACCAAGAACACGGGCTGTCTGCTCAACAGCGATTTTCTGACGGGCAAACGCAGCACCAGATTGGTTCAGTTGCGCTACCAATTGACGCAATTTGGCAATCTCTTGGGTTGTTGCATTACCGCTGGCAACTTTTGAATTCAGTTTCGCATGTTCGGCACGAGTTGTTTCATACGCTGTACGCAGCTTCGCTAATTCAGCAGACTGTTTACGATAGATGTCGATATTACCAGCGACGACTTTGAGCTTCTCTTGAGCAGCACGCAGTTTATCCATGGCATCACTCAACGCTTTCACGTCGGTCGCGGATTTGCGCATTGTGGTGCTTGCGTTTCGTACAGACGTAGTAATATCAGCCATCGCGTTTTTGTGGTCGCGTGACGGATTGAGTGCCCTACCAACCGCATCTGAAACTGACGGCTGTTGCGCAGCACGCGCTTCGGCGATTTGCTGCGCAATAGATACGCGTTGGGCGTTGATTTGATTGCGCTGGCTTTGTACGTTGCGACGACGCGCGGCTTCAGCAGCGGCTTGTTGCTGCGCCAACTTCAAGGCTTCCTGTTGCAAACGAATCTGCTCTTGCAGTTCTTTGCGTCGGTCTGCCGAGCGTGAGGTTATCTCATTCTGACGTTGTAATGCGGTCTGCGCATTGCGCATATCGATAATGGTTTGCAATGTGCGCTCATAGGTCTTTGTCAAACCTTCCTGCGCACGTTGGATGTTGTTTGTCGCCAAGCCATGCGCTTCAGCTTCAAGACGTTGACGCTCGTATGCGTCAGCCTGTTTCTTAGCGGCCTCGGCTGCTTTAATTTGCGTATCCTCCAAGCGCGCCAGTTTGTCTGCTTGGGCTTTGGTAGGCACACCGAGAGCACTGATTTTATTGGCGAAATCGTCATATGCGTCGCTCGCGTCTTTGGCGCGTTCCGCGCTGGAGGCTACGTTGTCGGCGAGTTTTGACAACTTACCGAGCATTGTTTGTAACTCGGTAAGTTTGGTTGCCGCAGAAGCCAAACCCTTCAGGCTGGCTTCATAGGCTTTGAAGTCAGCCTTACCCTTGGCGGCGGACTTTGCCTGTTCGTTCAGGTCGTCTTTAAGACCTTTGATGTTTTTGCGCACATCGTTAATTGTTTTACCACTGTAATCCTGTGCGCGGATTTCTAATTCAACTGAGCGATTTTCAGCCATAATGACCAGTTCCTATGTGATTCAGCATTTCTCGCAATGCCATGTTCAACTCTTTCAACGCGTCCTGTTTGATGTCGGTATTGCTCGCGTCGAAAATCATTTTTGTCAGAGTTCCGTATAAAACAAAGTCCTGACGGCGACGTTCGCGTATCAACTCCGCCTCATTACGCAACATTATAAGCGAATAAAGGCGAGCCTGCGAGTGTCCGTTTGCCAAACAGATACTCACATCTCGCCTTAGACTTAGCATAAATGATTCGAATGGATGATAAGGGTCTACTTCTCCGAAGTCGTCTTCTCCGAAAGCATTTTCTGAATGGTTGGTTTGTCCAGAGCCGCCAGCAGTCTTTTTTTTAAATTGTCAGATTCGTTCATCGTCAGGTCAATGATTGCGATAACAAAGTCCATCTGTTTGCCGATACCCATTTTAGTATCCCAGATTTCGCCAGCGGTAAGTTCTTCATCACCAACAGCGTGCTTTTCACCCTTGTCGTTAATTGCTGACAGAAACGCAGCACGCGCCAAGTCTGGGGCATATTTGATGATGCTGTTAGCCACATCCATCAAGTCATCAGAGCCTTTGGATTTAGCCATCACTTCATCGAAGGCTTCCATCAGGCGCACGCCGTTAGACTGCCATTGAGCAGACAGGTCGGCAAAATTCAAACCACGGACGGTCACGCCGTGTACTTCCTTCGTTGGGGATACCAGTCCCGAAATATTCATTTTCATTGTAATTACCTCATAAAAAAAACATGACAAAGCGGAATATACCACTTTGCCATGTTTTACGCAACGTTAATGCTTATACCAAGCTGGTCGGTTGACCGTTGATGTACAACTTAGAGCCTACACCTTCAGCTTCAAGAGCAGTAATGTTGAAGGCCATACTTGACCAATCCTCACCGCCCTTCAACGCAAAATCGCCATTCGCAGATAAGCGCACTTTAGGCATCCAATATTGACGGTTTTCACCTTTGGCGTTACAGCCGCGGAACAAGAGTTCGCCAACAATAGATTGACCTTTGGAGATGATGACCTCACGGGTTGCCTTTTTCAGGTCGTAAGTAACCACAATCCAAGAACCCTCAGCTTTGATTTTATTGGTTGACGCAGTGTCACCAATCATCAAAAAGCCCGTTTCGGGCGTATACTCGAAGTCCACGCCTTCAACCAGAGTAGCTGCTACTGGAGTGCCTGCGTTAGCTTTGGCTTCGTCGTTAAACACTTCAATTTTGGTGATGGTGGTAGCAAATACACCGTTCGGATTTTCTTTGCTTGTACCCAGACGGTAGCCCAAAGATGGGTACACTTTCAGGGTATCTTTTTTGCCAGTGGCGGTAACTTGGGTTTGATTGTTCACATCACCTGCGAAGAACATCGCCAAGTTTTCGGTGTTGATGTTATCCAGTGTAAAGCTACCAGTCAGTTTGGAAGAGGTGATGATTTCTTCGTCAGTTGTGTTGTAGCCACATTCAGAGGACTTGTGTTCCAAGGTTTCGTTTTCTTGAGTCAGGTTCAACTCTTTGGATGAACCCAGATAACGGAAACCCTTCGCCTCAGCTTGACGTTCTACGCCGTTGACGATAGGGAATTGGTTAAACTCAATACGGCCATTTGCCAATACCAAGGCTTTGGTCGCGCCGCGTGTAATAGCCATTTTGCTATCCTTTCTTTAGTTGATTAATCAAAGTTCAGCATACGGGTTTGCGTTGTCATACGCGACGCTGAATGAGAAGTAGATATAAAAATACGATTTCGATTGTACCTCATCGGGCGGATTATGGCAAACGGGAGAATCATATTTAAAGTTGCTTACTAAGCCGCCGAGATTATACCACTCTTTGTACTTAGCTCCACCCATACGACCACCGTCAATCGCATGAATCTTGTTGAATGCCTGCTCGATTTTAGCAATCTGCTCGTAAGCCACGTCGATAGGGTGCTCAACGTTTTCAACGTCGACATAGCCAGATAACAGAAAATCTACGCGGTCATTGCGAATCGTTTTACCTTCATCTGCACCAGTGTTGCTGTTACCAGCGCGAATCGTTTCATTGATGATGATGCATGGTAGCGTAACGTCAGCACCAATGACCTGACGACCGCGATACACGCGAACGCCTGTCTCCTGTTCAAGCAGGGCGCACAATTTTTTCAGAGCCGTTAGGCGAACATGTTCCTTCATTATTTTTCCAATCTATTGAGTTGTCGTAAAAATTCAACTTCGAGGTATTTGGCAATCCGCGCCTGATTGCGTTTGGCCGTATCCCACATCACTTGGTCTACCGACGGGGCGTACAACAACCATGCCCTCATAGACTTGATGTAGCGACCACCACCATGGGTAATACCGCTTGGCGGAGTTGTACCACCACCCTTCGTTCGTGTCAGGATAACGATATTACCAGATTCTCCGAATTGGTGAACAAATGCGTGCTTCATTACCTTCGTCGAGGTCGGTTTAACCTTAACGCGAACGCCGCTTGTTGTCTTGGACGGTAGCGTGTTCGGATTCGGGCGGAAGCGGTTCAGCATTGTTGGTTGGTCGCGGGCATAAATCGACGCGACGAGCGAACCTTTCGTTGCGTATTTTGCAACACCTGTTTTATCA